TGGGATTGGTTTGGTAAAGCACGTTTAGTAACGATTACTAAAGATCAAACAACTATTATCGATGGAAAAGGAAATACTGAAGCTATTGAAGCTCGTATTGAAGAATTACAATCACAGATTGATAAATCAACTGTACCATACGAAAAAGAAAAATTACAAGAACGTTTAGCAAAATTTATTGGTGGGGTAGCTATCATTCACGTAGGTGGAAATAGTGAGTTAGAAATGAAAGAAACTAAAGATAGAGTTGATGATGCATTACACGCAACAAAAGCAGCTATTGAAGAAGGAATCGTACCAGGTGGAGGGGTAGCATTACTATACGCTAGAGAAGCAATTACTAAATCAAGAGCAGAATTAGACTCTGATATGTACATTGGTAAACAAATTGTATATAAAGCATGTGCTTCACCATTTATGAAGATTTTATCAAATGCTGGTTATTCTGAAGGTGAACGTTACGGAATTATGTATGGTTTAGGAAACGGAAAAGACAATTGGACAGGATACGATATCAAAGCTGAAACGCAAGTAAATATGAAGGAAGCAGGTATCATTGATCCATCTAAAGTAACTCGTAACGCAATCGAAAACGCAGCATCTATCGCAGGTACAATCCTATTAACAGAAGCCGCAGTTATTGAAATTAAAGACAAAAACGATAACAATAATAACGCAGGCATGATGCCTGGAATGTATTAATGGAACAAGAAAAAAACATATTGATCGCTCGGAGAACACCTCCGGGTGATCAGTGGTGTTTAGTTAATGATGATAAAAAAGTAGTACATAAATCACTAACTGAAACACTAGAAGCATATTTTCAAGTATATAAAAAACCGTGTGAGTTTAGACTAGCACCTTTAAAAGGTGAGTTGTATATGATTACAACTGAAGAGGTAGTACCTGAACCACCTAAAAGATTTAATATCTACGGAGATTACTAGTTTGGCTTCCTAAAAAAGGTTTTGTATATTAAATAAAAATAAAAGTTATGTCAAAAAGGTTACACACAATACTTAATGAAAAGTATCGTCCTGATACTTTAGAAGGATACATTTGCAAAGATGAGATTAAATCTAAATTCGAAGAATTTATTAAAAATCAAGATATACCGCATCTACTATTTGCTGGTAAGCCTGGTGCGGGTAAAACTACGATTGCCAAAATTTTAGTTAAAAATATTGATTGCGATTACTTATACATTAACGCAACTGATGAACGTTCAATTGATGTTATGAGAGATAAGGTAGGAGCGTTTGCTGCTGCTGGTTCATTCAAACCACTTAAAATAGTGATTTTAGATGAAGCAACTCACATTTTACAAGCAGGTCAAGTTATATTGTTAAACATGATGGAAACATATAGTTTAACAACTCGTTTTATCTTAACAGGTAACTATCCAGAACGATTAATCGATCCATTAAGAAGTAGATGTCAAGAATTTGATTTATCACCTCCTACTAAAAAAGTAGTAGCACAACATATTAGTACTATTCTAGATAAAGAAGAAATTGAATATGAAATTCCAGATCTAGTTACTATTGTAAATCGATTTTATCCTGACTTTAGAAAAATCATCAACAACTGTCAAAAATATACAGTTGATGGAGCATTAAAGTTAGGTGAATTGTCTAGTACTGATGAACAATATAAAGAACACATACTAGAGGAACTTAAAAAACCATCTATAAAAACGTTTAACAACATTAGACAAATTATAGCAAATGCTGATGTAAATGATTTTGAAGATCTTTATAAGTTTTTATATGAGCATTTAAACGAATATTCTAAAGGCAATGATGGATTAATAGTTTGTTATTTAGAAGAATATATGTACCACGCAACATTTAGATTAGACAAAGAAATCAATATGATGGCGTGTATATCAAAAATATTAGAAACAATTAATACTAAAAAAGTAATATGAACCAAGAACAAAAAATGCAAATGAATGTAGATATTAAGCAATCTACCCCAATTACAGATGCTGATGGAAACCAAGTATTCTATGAGGCAACTGTGTTAAGAAAAATTAGTAAATTTTTAACAGGTACAAGTGAGGATGCAGTTATTCCTATCCCAGTATTTGTAAATAAAGAAGGCAAAATCTTAACAGAATTGCTACCTAGAGAAATTAGAGAAGAATATGAAGAGTACAACAAAACAAAATAAGTCGTTTTCGGTATTTGATTGGATAAAAGCAATCATTGACACTAAACCGTCATGGGATTCATTTAATCCCGAACAACAAAAACAATTTAACAATTATATGATTCATCGTTTCCTAAGTATGAATCCTAAATATATTGAGATTGTAAATTATGTTCAAGGATTAAATATAAAAGAACCTAAAAAGATATATGAAGTATATTGTTTTATGATTCCACAATCTAAAAACACTTACTCAGCTTATATTAAATCAAATACTAAAAAGGTTTCACCTGAAGTAGCTCAACACGTAGCAGAATATTTTGAATGTTCTGTAAATGAGGCTGATGAATATATTTCATTAACTGATAAAAAATGGTTAGAAAATATTTTAACTACTAAGGGAATTGACGAAAAAGAAATTAAAAAACTAATTAAATAAAATTATGGAAACAACATCATTTATTTTAGGGATAGGATCAGTAGTACTGACTACCCTAGTAACCTTAGTCATTTACAATACTATTAAAGTATATAAAATGCAAAAAGAACTTGAACGAATGAATCGTGATTACTACGATATGCAATCTAGTTTTAGCAGATCGCTTGATGAAACAATGAGAAATATTTACGATACTATAAGCTCAGATAGAAGAGAAATATTTACTCAACTTGAAAAATTAGAAACATCTAAGAAAAAATAAAACATGGCTACAGAAAAAACAGTTATCCAACAAATGGAAGAAGAATACCCAGAAATTGCTAGGGAGTATAAAAAGATTCTTAAAGAACAATATGAATTATTTGCTGGAAAAATGCTAGATTATGGTTTGGATAACATTTCTATGGGTACACGTCTCGAAACTCAAGATGAAAAGAAACTTTCATTAACAGCTGTTTGGATTCGAATGAACGATAAAATGAATCGTTTAAAAAATCTAGTTTTGCTAGGTAAAGAAAACCGAGTAGCAGATGAATCTACAACTGACAGTTATAGAGACATTACCAATTATGGTATTATCGCTCAGATAGTACAAAACGGAATGTGGAAAAAATAGTATGGCTAAAACTAAGCTGCCTGAAGTTCTTAAACATATAAAGAACTTTAAGCCTCTTGAAATAAACTACGCATTTCATAAGAGCATATCTTACTCTCAATTATCAATGTATTTGTCTTGTCCTAAAAAATGGGCATTACAATACAGAGATGGACATAAAATTTATACTCCAACTATCAATACTGTATTTGGAACCGCAATTCATGAAACATTACAACATTATTTAAGTGTTGTTTATAATGAATCTGGAGCCGCAGCAGATAGAATTGATCTAGAATCATATTTTGAAGATAAATTTAGAGAAGTATATTCAAAAGAATATCAAAACAACAAGAAAATCCACTTCAGCGATCCTGAAGTAATGAGAGAATTTTTTGATGATGGAGTTGCTATTATAAACTTTGTTAAAAAACGTAGAGGTGAATACTTTAGTTCAAGAGGTTGGCATTTAGTTGGAATCGAAATCCCAATTGTAATTACACCAGATAAACGCTATAACAACCTTTATTTCAACGGGTTTATCGATTTAGTAATGTATCATGAACCAACTGATGAATTCGTTATATACGATATAAAAACGAGTACGCGTGGATGGGGAGATAGAGAAAAGAAAGATGAATTAAAACAATTCCAAATCCTATTATACAAAACATATTTTAGTGAACAATTTGGAGTACCAGTTGACAATATTGATGTAAAATTCTTTATTGTAAAACGTAAAATATGGGAGGAAAGTGATTTTCCTCAAAAACGTATTCAAGAATTTACTCCTGCAAATGGTAAAACTAAAATAAATAAAGCAAAAAGTGCTTTAAATTCATTTATAGAAGAAGCATTCAGTATAGATGGTTCATTTAAATCAACAGATCATCAACCAAATCCATCAAAAAACAGTTGTATGTTTTGTCCTTACAAAGATAAAAAAGATTTATGTTCCTCTGCGATTTTGGATAAATCTTAATATATTTATATACGTATAATAAAAATAATGTTATGGACAATACACAATTAACATCCGTAAAAGTCGACAAAGACTTATTTGACAATTTCAAAATAGAGTGTGTTAAACGAAAATTTTCATTAAATAAACTTGTTAATCGAGCAATGGATTTATATCTTAACGATGAAAGTTTTAGAAAACAATTAACAAACACTACTAACCTAAAAATTAAAGACTAAAAATAAAAGTTTATGAATTCAAGTTTTGCTTATTTACCTCAAAATGAGAGGAAAAAGATCTTATTAATTTGTGACGATATTAGAGTATTCTCAGGAGTAGCAACTGTTGCTCGAGAAATGGTTCTCAATACCGCTCAACATTTTAATTGGGTACAAGTTGCAGGTGCAATCAACCATCCTGATAAAGGTAAAAGATTAGATCTATCTGGTGATACTAATAATAATACAGGTTTAACTGATACCTCTGTTGTAATGTACCCAGTAGATGGATATGGAGATGCTAATTTTATTAGACAATTAATTCAAATTGAAAAACCTAATGCTATATTTTTGATCACTGATCCAAGATATTTTATGTGGCTATTTCAGATTGAAAATGAAATTAGGAAAAAAATTCCTATTATTTACTTAAATATTTGGGACGATTATCCAGCTCCAATGTATAATAGACCATTCTATGAAGCATGTGATGCATTATTAGGTATTTCTAAACAAACAGTTAATATTAATAAATTAGTGTTAGGTGAAGAATTATCTAAGAATAAACTTATCAAATATGTTCCTCATGGTTTAAATGAAAATATTTTTAAACCAATGGATCAAAATGATCCTAAACTTAAAGAATTTAAAAATCAAATTTTTAAAGGAAAAGAGTATGATTTTGTTTTATTCTTTAACTCAAGAAATATTCGTCGTAAACAAATTCCAGATACATTAGTAGCATATAAATTATTTATTGATTCATTACCTGAAGAACAAGCTAAAAAATGTGCATTTATGCTTCATACTCATGTAGTAGATGATAACGGAACAGATTTAGGAGCAGTATGTGAATATCTATTTGACAATAATCCTAAATATAACATTATATTTACACCTCCAGGTTTAGGACCTGATCAAATGGGTATGTTATATAATTTAAGTGATGTTCAAATTTTATTAACAAGTAATGAAGGTTGGGGATTATCATTAACAGAAGCAATTTTAACAGGAAATCCAATTATTGCAAATGTAACTGGTGGAATGCAAGATCAAATGCGTTTTGTTAAGGATGGTAAATGGGTAGATTTTGATGCTGATTTTCCTTCAAATCATAACGGTACTTTAAAAGAATGTGGTGAATGGGCGTTTCCGGTTTATCCAACAAATCGTTCAATTCAAGGTTCTCCAATCACACCTTATATTTGGGATGATAGATGTACAGCAGAGGATGCTGCTAAACAAATTAGAGTAGTTTATGACTTACCTAAAGAAGAGCGCAAAGCAAAAGGTATGAAAGGTCGTGAATGGGCTTTAAGTGAAGAAGCAGGATTTACAGGTGAAAAAATGGGACAAAGAATCATTGAAAATATAGATGAATTGTTTGCTACTTGGACACCAAGAGAAAAATTTGAACTTATCAATACAAAAAATATTCAAAAGAAAGTTTTAAACCATAAATTAGTATATTAATATGAGCGGCAAAAATAGTTGTGTAATCTACGCACCAGTAGATACTTTATCAGGTTACGGATCTCGTTCTCGAGATACAGTCAAATCAATCATTGACTTAAAAAAAGATGAATGGGATATTAAAATTATTCCTTGTGCTTGGGGAAATACACCAGTAGGATTTATCAATGAAAATCCTGAGTGGCAATTTTTAACCAAATATTTTGTTTATGGCCAATTAACCCAACAACCAGATATTTTTATTTGGATTACAATTCCTCCTGAATTCCAAAAAGTAGGAAAATATAATATTGGGATTACAGCAGGTCTTGAGACAGATATTGTACCTGGTGATTGGATTGAAGGATGTAATAGAATGGATATGGTATTAGTATCATCAGAACATTCTAAAGAAGCATTTAAAAACTCAAAATTCCAAAAACAAAATCCTCAAACAAAACAAATTGAAGGAATAATTGAATTAACAACACCAGTTGAAGTTTTATTTGAAGGTATTGATACAAACGTTTATAAGTTTTTAGATACACCAAATAAAGAAATTGGAGCATTAAATACAATTCCTGAAGATTTTTGTTATCTGTTTGTAGGACACTGGCTTCAAGGAGACTTAGGCGAGGATAGAAAAAATGTAGGTTATTTAATTAAAGCGTTTTTTGAATTGTTTAAAAACAAGAAAAATAAACCAGCATTAATTTTAAAAACAAGTAGTATAGGTACTAGTGATATGGATAGAGATGAAATTTTAAAACGTATCCAAGCAATTAGAAAATCAGTTAACTCAGAAGATTTACCAAATATTTATTTATTACATGGTGAATTTACTGATGAAGAAATGAATGAATTATATAATCATCCAAAAGT